GAATAAGATTATATATTTACGCACGAACTGGGCAAAGGACGGCGGTTTGGGTGCGAACTGGGGCAAGCGGAACGGAGCAGAGTGAAGCGTGTCAAAGCAGAAAAGCAACGAGGGCGAAAACTGCATACTGTCGTACTATCAAGCCATCAAAAACGGCTCGGTAACGGTCGGCAAGTGGATAACGCTCGTATATGAGTACGTTATCAGCGGATTAGAAGCCAAGAAGTTTCAGTTTGACCAGAAAAAAGCCAACGACGCGATCAACTGGATAGAAACGCATTGTTTCCATACCGAGGGTCCGCTCGCGCCGAACGCGTTAAAACTGGAACTGTGGCAAAAGGCATTCCTGTCGTGCGTGTATGGACTGGTGGATGATGATGGCAACCGCCAGTTCCGCGAGGTCGTCATCATAGAGGCGAGAAAAAACGGAAAGTCAATTCTCGCGGCTGCGATGGCCAAATATAACTGGTTTGTAGATGGCGGTTACGGCGCAAGGGTCTATACCATCGCACCGAAGTTAGAGCAGGCTGACATCATTTACAACTCCATCTGGCAGATGGTCCAGCTCGACCCCGACTGGATAGCGGCCAAGGAAAAGTACACGGAGAAGAAGTCGCGGCGCGAACTGGGCGACAACCCAGAACTGGCTCGCCATCGTATGAGCGACCTGTACCTGCCGAGCAACAACGGTATGGTCAAGAAGATCGCGTTCAACGCGAAAAAGAGCGACGGCTTCAACCCGAGCCTGTGTATCTGCGACGAGATCGCGAGCTGGGAGGGCGACCGTGGCCTAAAGCAGTACGAGGTAATGCGCAGCGGAATGGGCGCACGACCTAACGCGCTGATGCTCTCCTGCTCTACTGCCGGTTATGTGAACGGTTCCATATATGACGAACTGATAGCGCGGTCAACGCGCTTTTTACTTGGCGATAGTAAAGAGCGCAGGCTTCTGCCGTTCCTGTATATCATCGACGACCCAGAGAAGTGGAACGACATCAACGAGCTGCGCAAGAGCAACCCGAACCTCGGCGTGTCCATACCTGTGGACTACTTGCTCGAGGAGATACGGATCGCGGAGGGGTCGCTCTCTAAACGGAATGAGTTCCTCGTCAAATATGCGAACTTAAAACAAAACGCCAGCACTGCGTGGTTGCCTGCTAATTCGGTAGAGGCCTGCTGCGGCGAGCCGTTACGGTTCGAGGACTTCCGCGACTGCTACTGCGTCGGCGGCATCGACCTGTCGCGGACGACGGACCTCACGGCGTGCACGGCGGTCATCGAAAAAGCTGGCGAACTTTATGTGTTCGCGCAGTTCTTCCTGCCCTCGGCCAGACTGGAGGAGGCGATGGCACGCGACGGCCTGCCGTACAACATCTACGCGCAGCGCGGCCTGCTGACTTTATCGGGCGACAACTTCGTGGATTACAACGACTGCTTTGCGTGGTTCCGCAGACTAATCGAGCAGTACCGCATCTACCCTTTGCAGGTCGGGTACGACCGCTACTCGTCCACCTACCTCATCCACGATATGGAGGCATACGGCTTCCATTGTGACGACGTTTTCCAAGGGTTCAACCTCACACCAGTTATTCGCGAGTTCGATGGCATCCTCCGCGACGGTCACGTCCATATCGGCGACAACGACCTGCTGAAGATACACCTGCTCAACGCGGCCCTCAAACAGGACGCAGGCACCGAGCGCGTCAAACTCGTCAAAATACAACAACAGAACCACATCGACGGAACGGCGGCCCTTTTAGATGCCTTTACGGTCCGTCAAAAGCACTGGCCCGAGATCGGTGGGCAACTCCTAAACACAGGGAGGTAAACATTGAGTTTATTCGACAAGTTATTCGGCAGGGAGGCGCAAGCCGAACCGCCACGGCGTGAAGAACACGTATTCAAACTGCTCGACGGCTATCGGCCTGTTTTCCGCTCGTGGGGCGGCGAACTGTACGAGCAGGAACTCGTTCGTGCGGCGGTCGACGCCAAGGCACGACACATCAGCAAACTCGACGTCAAGGTTATAGGCTCCGCAAAGCCTGCCCTGCGTAACCGGCTCGCACTTGGGCCGAACGCGTGGCAGACGTGGGGCCAGTTTCTTTACAGGGCCGAAACCATCCTCGAGCTGCAGAACAACCTCATCATCGCGCCTGTAATCGACGAGAGCGGCGAAACGACCGGCATCTATCCGCTTTACTACCGCAACGTCGAACTGGTGGCCTATAAGGACGAGCCTTGGATACGCATCGAGTTCCACAACGGAGAGCGCGTGGCCATCGAACTGCGGCGCGTTGGCATAATGACGCGTTACCAGTACCGCAACGACCTGTTCGGCGAAAGCAACCGCGCGCTGCATCCTACGATGGAACTCATCGACATACAGAACCAAGGCATCGAGGAGGGCGTCAAGTCGGCGGCGACGTTCCGCTTTATGGCGACGCTGGCCAACTTCAGCAACGACGCGGACCTCGCGAGAGAACGCGAACGCTTTACAAGCCTAAACATCCGCAGCGCGGACGCAGGCGACGTTTTGCTCTGGCCGAACACCTACAAGGACATCCAGCAGATCAAGAGCACGCCGTTCATCGTAGACGCGGACCAGATGACGCTCATCAACAAGAACGTCTACGACTACTTCGGCGTCAACGAGGACATCCTGCAGAACAAGGCCATCGGCGACGCGTGGTCTGCCTTTTACGAGGGAGCCATCGAGCCGTTCAGCATCCAGTTCAGCGACGTCGTGACCAAAATGCTCTTTACCCAGCGCGAGCGCGAACTCGGCGCGAAAGTCGTGGCGACTTCCAACCGCCTGCAGTATATGAGCAACCAAGACAAACTGAACGTGTCCGCACAGTTAATGGACCGTGGCCTTTTGAGTATCAACGAGGCGCGTGAAATCTGGAATATGCCGCCTGTTGAGAACGGCGACGTGCGGATCATACGCGGCGAATACTACAACGCCGACGAAAAAACGGCCGTCCTGCCAAGCGAGGACGAGGAGGCAAACGAATGAAAGACTACAACGAACTGATCGAGAAGCGCATCGCGGACGGCAGAGAGTACCGCAATATGGAACTCCGCGCATCGGGCAACGCAGGCGACGAGATGATCGTCGAGGGTTACGCGACCACGTTCAACGAACCGTACCTGCTCTGGCAGGAGGACGGCTACCGCGTATTTGAACAGGTGGACCGTGATGCGTTTACCGGCTGCGATATGAGCGACGTGATTATGCAGTATAACCACGAGGGCCGTGTGTTCGCTCGTATGAGCAACGGAACTCTGTCCTGCACGCCAGACGACCACGGCCTGCTCACAAGGGCAGCACTCGGCGGCACCGAGATCGGCCGCCAGCTTTACGACGAAATCAAGGGCGGCTACACCGACCAGATGTCGTTCGGCTTCACGGTAGCGGAGGACACTCGCGAGATTAACGAGAACGCCGAAACCAAGGAAGTCGAAATCCTGCGCACCATTAAGCGCATCAAGAAACTGTATGACGTTAGCGCGGTGAGCATTCCAGCGAACCCTGCTACCAGCATAGCGGCTCGCACCTACGGCGAGGGAGCCATCGCCGAGGCCAAAGCGGAGCGACAGAGAGCCGAGGAAGAACGTATCACCAAACAGAAGTTAATCGCATTGATTAACCTTTAGGAGGCAACCAATGGATTATTCCGTACAGGAAATGGAAACCCTCGAAACTCGTCTGGCCGACATCAAGGCCGAGGCGACCGAGGACAGAAGCCTCGAGGAACTGACCGCGCTCAAGGACGAAAAGACCGCCATCGAAGCGGAAATCTCCAAGCGCAAGGCAGACGAGGCTGAACGGCGCGAAATGGCGGCAGCGATCGCCACGGACATCGCGCCTGTAGAAGTTATCACAGAAACCAAAAGCGAGGAAAGAACGAAGATGGAAAACATCGAAATCCGCAACACCAAGGCGTACATCGACGCCTACGCAAACTACATCAAGAACAATGACGACACCGAGTGCAGAGCACTGCTGACCGAGAACGTCAGCGGCACCGTACCTGTGCCCTCTTTCGTCTATGACATCGTCAAGACCGCGTGGGAGCGCGACGAGATCACTCGCAGAGTTCGCAAGGCCTACCTCAAGGGCAACCTCAAGGTCGGCTTCGAGATCAGCAGCG